CGTTGAGAAAGCAACGATGCAGGTCAATGAGCAACCAGCAACCAGCGCGATGACTACGGGCAACTATGCAGAACCAATGTTGCTTCAATATGCATCGGACAGGCTTGCAACGCAGTTCATCACACCACAGACCTTGTATCGTGATGGGCAATGGCTCATCACCGCAGATGGTGTGGATAATGAAACTGCACCTGCGGTTTGCGTTGAATGCAAAACAACTTCGCGTTATGCCATCCGCGATATTGACGATGTGCCACCGATGTATTTGTGGCAGATGTGGGCGCAACAAATGGTGTTAGGTTGCCCCGTGTTTCTGTCGGTGTTAGACCGCGATTTGAAACTGTCGCTGATTGAATGTCCGACCAACATGGATGCGTTCGCCGCGTTGCGTTTGGAAGCGGAAGTATTCGGTGAATGGGTATTGCGTGGCGAACCGATGCCAGAAGATATTGATAATTTTTCCGCCGAACAGATTGCAACACTTTTCAAGGTTCAGCCACGAACCGTTGAATTGGGTGGCGATGCTTTGATATGGATTGAAGCGTTGAATGACGCACGCAAGATGGGTGCTGATGCAGAAGCACTTGAAAAGGATGCCAAAGACCATCTTGCGCGAATGTTGTTGGATGCCGAAGTTGGCACAATCAATGGCGAAGTTGCTGTGACTTGGAAACAGCAGAAGGGTCGCGCAACAGTAGATGTTGCACGAATGCGGGCAAGTCATCCTGACTTGGTTGCACAATATGAAAAAGATGGTTCACCATTCAGGGTGTTCCGCACAACGAAGGGAAAGAAGAAATGACATTTGAACTTGACGGGTATCTAACCGTTGCAGAACGGATAGCACAGTTGAAAGCGAAGTATCCCGAAGCGGTACTGCGCCCATTCAATCCAGCAGAACCATTCACCATCAAAGAAATCGGTGGCAAAGAATTCATCGTGTATGTGGCGGCGTGCTACAAAACACCGAATGACCCGATGCCTGCCGTAGCGGTGGCGATTGAACCATGCGTGCCGAAATCAAACTTCACCCGCGACAGTATGGTTATGAACGCAGAAACTTCTGCGTGGGGTCGCGCAATCATGGCGGCACTTGCCTGCGATACCACAGGGAAGATTGCTTCGGCGGATGAAGTGCGTAATCGTCAGCACGATGACCAGCAGATTGCAACCGTCATCAAAGCATTCCCGAAAGCGAAGCAAGAAGTTTCCACAGGTGGCAACAATCGCGCTGGTTACATCACGCAGAAGCAAATCGGTTTGCTTGGCAAACTGACACGCGAACGCAACATGAACAACAGCGACCTTCTCGCATTCATCGCACCTTTGATTGGGCGTGATGTGAACGGCAAGTTGAGCGAACTTACCAGCAAGGAAGCATCATCTGTCATCAGCGCATTGATGAACAATGAACAAGCATCACCGCGACCTGTCGCACCAGCAGACGAAGAACCTTTCTGATGGCGATACAGGCATGGCGCGATGAAGCGCGATGTGTTGGAATGCCATCCGAAATCTTTTTCCCCGAAGCATTGAAGGAAAACAGGTTTGATGCCGCATTGAAAGTGTGTGCGTTGTGTCCTGTCACCGACCAATGCTTACGGTTGGTAATCGGATTGGATGATGTGGATGATAAGTGGGGCGTGTTCGGTGGAACGACACCGAAACAGCGACGCTTGGTGAGATACGAAATGGATAGGGGTGTTCCCCTTGCCGATGCAATCAAGGTGGTGCAGAATGTCAAACGACGAACGAAAAGGTGAATGTGAAAGCAGGCAAGAAAACTGCAAGGTAGATGGTTGCCCGCTTTTCGGCACGCTTGGAAAACCTGCGCGTGATGGCAAACGACGCATCAAACGATGCGGTGATGCTGTTGCGCGTGGGCGACGGTCACGCAGGAAAGGTTTGAAGAAGCAACGCGATGCGCGTAAAGCGTTGGGTGTTGCACCGTCGCACAAGTTCGGTGATGCGAACGAAGAAAGATGGCAAGACCCGCTTTTTGCCAACGAAGTGAAGTCAGGGAAACAAATACAGCCTGCGGTGACAGCGTGGTTGCGGATTGAAAAACAGGTGCGCGGCAACCAAGTGGGTGTCGGTATGCTTCGCAAACCGTGTCGCGCTGTGCTGATGCCTGATGAATGGGGTAGTGAAGGGTTGGTGATGGTTCGCTTATCCGTGTGGCGTGATGTTGTTGCGCCTGCGCTCGCAGAGTATTACGGGCAGGTTCAATGATTTACCGATTGACCGATACAGAAATTGCGGCGGCGCATCAATGGGTTGCAGACAAGTTGCGCATCAAACAGGCGCACGATATTCGGGATAAGAAATTTGACCGCACCAATAGTTCGCAGGGGGTGTCATTGATTGGGATTATGGGTGAAATAGCGGGTTGCCGTGCATTGAACACCGAACCAAATCTGGCGGTGATGATTGGTGGTGACGATGGAACGGATTGTGATGCCTACGGTCTTTCTTGGCAAATCAAAACATCTTCGCTTCGTGCGCTCATCTTCAATGCGGAACAGGATTTCGTTGCAGATGCCACTTTGCTGGTGCGTCATCTGGCTGACAAGTATTCGGTTGCCGATAATCCGACCTTTGAAATCATCGGTGGCGTGTCACGCAAACGGTTTATGCGTGAACACTTTGAACATGATTACGGTTACGGGGCGCGGCTGGTGATGAATGCGGCTGATTTGACACCGTTGGACAAGTTGCTTGGGGTGGTGGGCGGATGATTGTTCGCGGCGCACGCAAAACGACGAACTTCACCATCATCGGGAATGATGTGTTGCGCGATAAGCGGCTTTCCTATCGGGCGCGTGGCTTGTTGGCTTGCATCCTGTCTCGCCCCGATGATTGGCGTACTTCGGCTGACAGTCTCGCCCGCGAAGGTGCAGAAGGTCGGGCGGCGATACTTACGGCATTGAAGGAATTGGAAACGGCTGGATATCTGGTGCGCACCCGCATTCAGGATAAGCAAGGTTTGTGGCGCACGATTTCAACGGTCTATGATGAACCGCAATCTGGATGCGTAACCGAAGTGCAGTTTCCGAATGTCGGTTCACCGAACTTCGGTTTCCGCACTTCAATAGAAGAACTAGATACCAAGAAACTAGATGTTGCGTCAGAAGGATTTGAAACTTTCTGGATTGCTTATCCGCGCAAGATAGCGAAACGCGATGCGCAGAAGGCTTGGCAACAGGTCATGCGGGCGAGCGATGCGCCAACGCTGGAAACAATCATGGCGGCTGTTGAGCATTACAAGAAAACGCACAAGGACAAGAACTACATCGCTTATCCTGCGACTTGGCTTCGTGCGGGTCGGTGGGCAGACGAACAAGAAAACAACTACGATGGTAAGCACGAAGGGGAACGGGAACTGCCCCCGAATGTGGCACAGGCACAATCATTCGCGGCGGCGTATTTCCATACCCGTCGCAGTTTGGATGATTTGAAATCAGATATCGCGCACCGTGAACCTGAATATCAGGAAGCGGCATTGGCTTGGTTTGAAAAGATGAAAGCAGGATGACATGAAATTCCTTGCAGGTTTGTTTTTGGTTTCGGTGATTTCGTTCGGTGTTACCGTTAGTTCGTCATCGGGTGCTAGTGCGCCTGCGGTGATTTCAACAACAACGGTCAGCGATACCATTTCGGTTGTTTCTGCGATACCAATTCAGGTGACTGCGCCGATTGCGGTTGATGTGGATGCGCGTTGCCCGCAATGGTGGTCGGTTGCTGTTGCGGCTGGTTGGGATGAAAAAGATTTGCGTGATTTGGATGCGGTGTTGTTTCGTGAAAGTAGGTGCGACGCATCGCAGGTGAATGACACCGACCCGAACACGGTGGATGGTGTGAAGGGTTCGGTTGGTTTGACGCAGATAAATGTTTTTTGGGTGCAAGGAACGAAGTGGTATCCGAATGGATACCTGCAAACTGTCAGCGTGGTTTCGGGTGTGCAGGATTTGTTTGACCCGTTTCTGAATTTGCGTGCCGCGAAAGCGGTGTTTGATTACGGGGTTGCCGAAAATGGGTGTGGTTGGGCGGCGTGGGCGTGGAAGGGCTGTGATTGACCTGTGCCGTGCGTTCTAAGCGGGGGTGCAAGGGGTGGGGTGCAGATACCACCCCCCACCTTTTTGAACGCTTATATCGCTTCCTATTGCGTGCTTTTTGGGGAAA